CCCATGTACAGGGTATCATTCACACCAGATATTTTAAATCCAGAGGATTTAATAGAATATCCGTCTTTTTTAATATAGACTTTATTTCCAAAACAAATTTCATAAGTTGCAAAAGTGTTGAAAGCGGGAGATACATCTCTACGCATTCTTACTTTTGTAATGTTGGAAGTAATCGCTTGATCTGTGTCGTCAATTAGTGCATTAATTTTTGAATACTTAACTCTTCCACCGAAATTGTTAGTATCACTCGATCTCGAATATGTTGTTAAAGTATTAAGTACTTTTGTTCTAATTAAGGAAACATCTGAAGTCTGGTTCTTGTTATAATAAATTGTAGTGTCAAATTCAACAAACAAATACTTAAGATCAATAAGTTCGGGTTTAATACCCGCAATTGAGTACTGTTTTAGAGATCTTGAGATTTCTTCCTTTGTAATTTGAGAAAGAGTGTTTGCCCCTCTTGGTTTAATCGAAATAAACACCTTTCCGTACTCTGGAGGATCCAACTCCTCACCCCCGTAGGCGGTCACAGAATCGATGTTAGTAAAAATATATGGAATGAGTCCTTTATAGTCTGCGGCGGTCACGGCACGGAACTGTGAGGAGTATACACGAGGTGCCAGGTACTTAATAGAGTCGAGAGTTTCAATATCGTCTCCATTTTGCGCTGCAGAAATTGTTCTTAGCGCAGAAAGTCCACTTGTGATTGGATTTGCGTTATTATCTTTTAAAATTCCCGAAAAAGTGAAATTTACAGCTCCATTTCCTTCCCTACCGCCGCTCACAATGTATGAAACTTCAATAGTTGACCCAGAAGAAGGTTTTTTACCCAAAATTCCGTCACCAAAACGAACTTCATACCTCTGGTCGGTAACTTCCTCTAATAAAAAGAGCCTAGAATTACTATCGACGTTCAAAATATCGGTATAAAGGGTATATTGCTCAGTTACATTCGTTTTTACAGTAACTCTTACCGTTGTGGTGTCGATATTTGCGTTTGGAAGAATAAATCTTTGGTTAGGAATTGAAGAATCAACAGTAAAAGTGTTTTTTACGAAAATTCCTTCATAAATTTCAAGATTTTCAAAGGTGGCTTGACCTTGACTGTCCACTAAAGTAGTAAAATCTTCAGGAATCGAATAAATGTATGAAGTATCGGTTAAACCACCCTGTGCAACCTGTCCGGCTTTAAGAGTAACAGTTCTAACATCAGTGCTATCGGTCAAAATGATGTTAAAAGCGACTCTTGCTCGTGCAGAACGAACAGATCTTGGGGTATATCCAATATTTCTCGCTAATGCAACAACATTTTCTCTCAATGTTGCACTATCAAGGAACACCTCGTTCACTGTCATGTTCGTATTGAACGCAGTGATGTACGAGTTATACGCTAATAAGTCAATTAAGACCGAAAAATTAGATCCTTCAAAGTCAAAATCAGTAAAATCACTACTGGATCTAAGATAGTCTTTAATTTGAGTTCTTAGATCGTTAAAATCTAAGTTAGTAAACTGATTGAAGGACATTAGATTCTAGTGGGTTCTAAGATAAACTCGATTTCTTGCAGTGGTACAGCTAATCCAACGATATCATACTCAACTTTACAGTACAAATCATGGGAATCTTCCTCAAAAAGCACTTCCACCGTCAAATTATCAATCCTAGGTTCAAAGTTTCTTAATAAAACTTCAATTCTGGACTCCAAATTAGCAGCTAATGCTGGTGATCCCAGTTCAAATAAATTACTATCGAGGTCAGTACCCAATAAATCGTTGAAAAACCGCTCACCGATTCTAGTTTTCACTAGATTCATTACAGATTTCTTGATAGCATCCTCATTTTTGACAGGTAATATGTCATTTGTCACGGGATTTTTCGCGAATGTGAGACTAATGTCTTTAAAACTGCGAGATGTCTTCCTATATTTAAAGGAAGAATTGTCTATGTCCCTAATTCCTAAGGCCATTTGGTGATATCAAGAGGTCTTAATATATGTATAAGACTATTCAGGAGATTTGTATTCCAATGACTCGTCGATCAATGCCTTTTTTGCTTCATAGGGACATGGATTTTTGACTTTTTGTATTAATTTTTTGTCATCACCCAAAACTTCGTCCAAATATTCTTCACTCCAATAATTGTAATAGTCAGTTTTTGCTAATTTCTTACGCACTTGTGCAATCTTTCTCTTTGATTGACACAAGATAATATTGAGTTTTGAATTATTTGTCTTAACTCCATTAATATACGTGTTCTCACACGCTAAATCTTCCACAAACCAATAAAGTGGATATTTTTCATTGTACAATTGAACCCATCTTCTGATTTTCTTGGGTTTCCAAAAATCTTCGACAATAAAAAGGATGACATCATACCCAGGTTCGGGCACGATATCATCAATCGGAGTGTCTTTAACTAGAGTATCTGATCCAGATGCATATGGACAAATGGCAAAACCACCAAGTTCTTTATGTTTTTTAGAAACTTGTTCTATCCATTCATGGACATAAGATTCACGTTCAGTCATAGATCAACCTGCAGCTAATGGAGATGCAGTATTCTTTTTGTTAGCACCAGAGTTTGCCTTTGCATTGGATGCAACATCATACTTTGCATCCAAAGTACCTTCAGGAGTTGCTGGTGGATTGTCTGATGGGTTAGGTCCTTTTGCTCCCATGATACACCTATAAGTTACATTACAGGTATTTATCGATAATTTTACTAATCTCCAGAGCAAGTCTCAGATTTCCCCTTTCACTCATATGACTGAATCCATTACAACGAACTCCATATCGATTATCTAAAGGATTTGCAGGGTATTCTGCATATGGATCGGAGGGACTTACAAAGTCTGGTGGATTATTTGGATTCGTAAGATGGTAAGTTGAGATGAAAGTTTCTTTACCTTTACCATCAGAATAATTAAAGAACTGATGATATTCATCCCAATACATGTGTAAGACATTATAATCTTTCAAGTCATCCATCATTCTTTTGCAGTTCTTAAAAGAATGATCTTCTTCACAATATCGAGTTGGTCTTGTAGGATCAGTATGAAAAACAATTACATAACCATATTCATCTCTATCTAAAGTGTTGTGAACATAATGAGAAATGTCACCCTCACCAGAGCATGATACTCCATAAGAGTGACACTCAACATCTAGTATGTTTGCTAAAAAGTAAATCCAAGACCCACCTTCACAATCTGGCATTCTATTTGATTGTGAATTTTCACCAATTGCTGCAAAACTATCACCATAGATTGCAATCTTTGTTTTTGGTTTTTCTACTAGAACTTTTTCTGCAATGTATTTGCCTTTGATTCTACCAGTGAATGACTCAAAGTTTTCACGTCCCGTTTCGTCAGTTACTTGACCAGGGTACGTGAAATCTGACATTGAAGAATGAGGTGATCTAGCAACATTCTTATCAAGCATTAACGACCCTGACCACGATATGCTTTCTTCTTACTGTTACGCGAAGATGCTGAAAGTTTCGTGTTCGGTGAATTACCTTGACGAGTTTTCTTCGGCTTCCCAGGCATAAAGTTTGCACCAGAGAGACCCACTTTCGACTTAACTGCCATAATTAAAATACCTTAGAATACGTTTGCGATTTTTTTGCGGTTTTTGACGCGCCGAAACGCGCCGATTTTTTATCAAAGAATACGAGTCTTCTCATGACCCACACGGATACGAGGATCACACCAGATCTCATAACCCGCTTCTTTCGCATCAAGACAGAAAGATACGTCCTCACCGCACATGTCTTGAACTTCACCAGAGTCAAACACCTGCATCTTCGGAGCAAACCAAGGATACTCCAAGTTCTCAAAGACACCGTTCTTAATCAGAACCCATCCAAAACCAGTGTAGTCAACTGTAAAGGGTTTGCGACGTTTGCTCATGGTCTCACCAGTTTCATGGTTCATCACACCACCGTTGTTCTTGAAGTCATCTTCTTCAAGCCAGTGAGCAACGGAAGAGGTGTTCCCATCTTCAGTGAGATACCAACCTGCTGCAATATCTTTATCCATTGCTAACAGACGATAGAAAGACTCAGTGTTAAAAACAATATCAGAGTCAATCCAAAGTTGATAATCATACTTCAATTTACCATCCCAGGGAATCTGCTTTGGACCACGGAGAACATTCGCACCTAGTACTTTACACCGTGCAAAGTTAACCATGGACGAATAGTCCTGAGAAATTTGAATGCTACCACCGTTCTGAACAATATCAAAACAAAGTGATACGAAGTTCTTCAAATAGATGTAAGATACTCCACGACCAGGAAGACAGAACACAATGTTCTTTCCTTTGACTAACTGTTTTGCTTCCTGAAGATCAAACTCATCTTCTTTCTTTTTGACAGCAGGAGCCTTCGCTTTAATTGTAAATCCTTTAGACATTAATTTAGAATTGCAATGTTGTTATTCTACCACCACAAATCAATTCATGCAATGGTTTCTGGGTTATTTATCAGTTCGTGAGTAACCTTGGAAAACCTTAGATCGTATTCAAGATTGCACGCCGCTCTGACCATCTCGATCTTATGTTGTAAATCACACTTCGTTACATTCTCAGCAACTACGTGACCGTCAACTAAGATTTTATACAAGTTCATCTTCGATAATTGTAAGTAGGTCTTCGATCTCTTCTCTGAGTGAATCATTAGTGATCAACTCTAAGTCGTTCTGAAGACGATATTCTATACAATCTACGAGGACCTCCTTGTCATAGAAGTCGAGTTCTAATTTCATTGTAGACTCTTCAATCATCCTCAAATGTTATATAGACAACAGGTTTTTTGAGCTGACCCTGGCACTCGGAATTTTTCTGGGCAAAATTTTTTTACCTTCGTGATATTTAGATCGCGATTTGGGTTCGTTGTAGGTTAGGGACTTAGCGTTTTTTATAAACGGGGTTACGCGCTCACGCGCTAACACATAAGAACGCGAATACACTGCTCAAACTGTGCTCCCCGAGAGTATCATAAACCCTCGGAGAGTTTCTGTCAACTACTCACATAACTTGGTTGCATTTGTTGTTATTAGTGACCCCAGGAGTTCCTGCTACTGAACCGTGCATGAATGAACCCTTAGGAGCAGCATTGGACCACGCACGTTTGCCGCTCAATGCTTTCACACCTCTCTTGGAAGGTTTAAGCACAGTGTACTTAATTTGTCCTTGAGTGTCTGCAACCAAGAGGTCGAGTTTAGTAGCAGATCCGAGTTCAGAAATGGTCATGAAAAAGTAGCGAAGTGTTCGGAGAGTTTGTGAGAATTAACCGAGACGCATTGAGTTCCAGAAAGGTACAACAGTGAGACCCTGTGCAGTGTTCATTTGCACGAACCAATCGAAGTTCTTTGCAAACACTTTGTCACCACATTCTCCGTGTTCTGAGAGGATTGCATTAAGACGAGATTTCGTGGTGTTTGTCTGATGATCACCGTCAAAGAGACGAATGAAAGTGTCACCAATCTCCGCAATCTTGTTACCGTGAAGACGTACAATAGACACCTGATCTTCCTCGTTAAAGTAAACCGCAGTGTTTCCAGATGTCCAGTTCTCATTGTTAGAGATTGCGGAATTCATCTGGTGTTCGATCTTGCGCATGAGGTTCGAGAAGTGGTGTTCCTTTGACTCTTATAAGATACACGATTCTGAGGGGTCTGGCGGATACCTTGTGCAGGTTATCAAAGTGGTTGTGAGCTATTGACTTTGGCACTCATCCATGGTAAGCAGATAAGGACTCTGAGGCATTTGAGCAACTTAAGGGGACTGATTGAAACTCCACAGAGTCATTGTACATTACATCAGTATGCTATGGCAACTCTCGGAGATTCTCGGAGTAATTATGTGCGAGACTCGTGACTTTTTCCCGTGGGTGTACTTGACTTTTTTGCGAGTTTGTGATAGCGTGCGCGCTAAGATCACTAGTCCTCAGCACATTTTAACGAACGAAATAAATCACGCATATATGTTTTTTAATACATTTATTTTTAATCTCTTAAATACACTCCCCAGTATATTCGGAGTGACTTCGGAGCAACTCTGAGGTCATAAACACGTCTCCGTCAGTGTGACTATCTCCTTCATAAGTGCTTGGTAATCACTATCATTGAACAACGTATAATCCTTCACTAGTTCATATACCTTACTATGTACGTCTGAGTATTGTTCTATTTCAAAACTTACCCAATCACAACCATCGAAACTCATTCTTGTGTTGTTATCAACCTCTGTATATTCTAACTCTTTAATGTAGCATTGATTCCACGTTTTTAATTGTGCATCATGTTTCTTTTTAGAGTTAGTATTCTTCTCACCATCTGCTATTGAATGTGTTGGATAACTGCTACTATAATACGCAGGCATTGTTGGCGTATAATAACAAGTTGTTGGTAACGATTCATCTATATTAAATCTCTCTCTAACCTTCACATCTAACTCATTGATGATAGTCTTATCTGAATATGTGTTCTTCCAATGTACTATATCAACTGTTGGTTTAATGTTATAAACGTGCATAAGTGCCAACTCTTCAAGATTACCTTTCGGCATATTGTCTCTTGATTGACTCTTGGTCTTTGGTCTTTTTGCAAAATTAGTGTGTAGATAAGTTGGCAGATTGTCGATCTGTTTGTAACGCTTACCCAGTTGAAGATTACTGATCAATGGTCCCCAATACTTGAAAAAGTGTTTGGGTAGTGTTCTTGTCTTAGGAAAATTGTTGACGTAGTTATTATAATTCTTTGTCCACTTTTCAGCGTCTAGATCTTTATTAAAGTCACAACCTGCTCGAGTCCAATCAATTCCATCTTTGAAAACATCCCACGCATAACTAAACCATTCATCAGGAATAGTTTGATCCGTCAGATACTCAAACTCTTGGAACTGAACGTTAGCATCAATGTCAACATCAACGAAGTTGGTGTAGCGAACTCGCATGGTTGTGACCTTATCTTTCTGTGTACTATTTACGTTTGTTCTTCATCTTATACTCCCCGAGGTTTTCGACATAAACCTCATTCACTTTCTCTCCATTTTCTAACTCTAACAGTTCATGCCAATTCCATTCATTAGGACTGACACAGTTAGTTGTATCTACCGTGAAATCTAATGTAACTCGATAACGTGTAACTTTGGTCTTTGGAGTTGAAATAGACATGGCAGTTGTCGGGGGTGAGTGAGAAAAATCTTACTTGTCTATTTTATAAAAATTCTCCTCTAAAGTCAAGAACTGTGTAATGTAATCACGACAAATTGTCTCGTAAATTACACTTAACTCTTCATCAGTGTAATCATCAACCCAGTTCATTTTCGTCTCGTTCGGTGTCATCGTCATCAATCAAAAACTCCATCATAAGATAATCAACTGTCACCTCAAATTTAGCAGCAAGTTCTTCCAAATTCATCATGATGTCATGGTCAACGAACAGATCAAGTGTAGAATCGTGCATGTTATTCAGAAAGAGGTGATTCGCGTTTGCAGATGTTGTTCTTTCCAGAAAGTACATCATCCACATAAGCATTAGTCAACGACTTGTCATCATCATTTGATTCAAACAATTCGCGTTCTGTTGGAATACTTTGGTCCTCATTTACTGATTCCCAAAAATCATCCCAGTCTTTTTGTGTGGTGTTGGTTTCAATCATCGTAGGTCAGTTCCTCCCATTTTGCTACATGAACATCTTTTACATTTGATTTATTCTCTTTCAAATATCTCTCCATGTCACGTTTACTATGGAAAAACTTTTGATCATACAAATTCAAATTACTTTTGGGTGCAGGTTTTAATCGAACCAAATAAACACTCGGATAACCCATCAGATTCCCTCCATCAATCCTTCAAGAGTTTCATCACCATAGTAGTCAAGAATTTCACTCTTGACATCATCCTCATCCCAATTCTTGATGTTCTGTTCAATACTTTCGACCGCAAAAGTGATCAACGTATCCATATCCATACCTTCAACGATTAACTCAGCATAGTTGAGTTTCAGTTGGTCAAGTTGTGACGCAGTGAGTTTAGAATCAGTCATCGGATT